CGAGCATATAGCCCTGAAGGCGCGACAAGAGGTTGAGATGCAGATGCAACAGATGCAGCAACAGGCTATGGAGGTCCAACAGGCCGTCCAGATGGGCCAGATTGCACCTGAAATGGCTCCACCAATGCCTGAAATGGGTGATCCGGAAGCTATGGTTGCTAATTTGATTGCCCAGTACACGGAAGAAGTCATGGGTGCCCTTATGCCCTCGCCAGAAGAGCAAGTTGATCCTCTGGTAGAGCTTCGGTCCAAGGAACTGGATATCAAGGCCGCTGATTTACAGCGTAAATCTACCGAATTTGACCAACGTCTGCTGCTGGATGTCTCAAAGGAACAGGCCAAGGAAGAGATGGCTGCTGAGAAGATCGACTCACAAGAGGATATCGCCTTGTTACGGGCGGAAGTTAACCGTGAGCGCATCAATAATAATACGCCAGGAAGAGGAAATTAGTCATGGCAAAAGGTATGGCGCATTACTTCAAGGACGGTACGAAGAATCCCGGCGACGCACATAAGATGGCTAATGGCGACTTGCATTCCGGGGAGAAGCACACAGCTAAAAGTAAGCGGCTGTACCATTATGCGGAGCTACCCTCCGCCTCTGCTAAAAAGAAAGCTAGGACTAGGAAGAGGGCGTAATGTTTCACGTGAAACAAAATGGCTAAAAAAGAAAAGCCCATCCGCCGCACCACCAAGGGTAAAGGTGCAAACTATCGTAAAACCAGCAAAGGCGCTGGAATGACGAAGAAGGGTGTTAAGGCGTACCGTGAGAAGAATCCGGGCTCGAAGCTGAAGACGGCTGTTACGGGCAAGGTGAAGAAGGGCAGCACGGCGGCGAAGAGACGTAAGTCTTATTGCGCTAGGTCTGCCGGCCAGATGAAGAAGTTCCCGAAGGCGGCTAAGGACCCCAACAGCCGTTTGAGACAAGCCCGTAAAAGATGGAGATGTTGAATGTCCTTGGTTAAAAACATTAACAATCGTAAGAAGGACGGAACGTCGCGTTCCGCAAAGAAAAGCACCATCAGTGACAAGGCTTATGCAGAAATGCAGGCTGGATACCGCGATGGTGGCATGGTTGACCAGATGTCCGAGCAGATGGGCGTCTCTAACAAGGAAGCAGGTGGTCTTATGAAGAAAGCTAAGAAGATGAACGATTCTTACAGCATGAACATGGGCGGCATGATGGCTCCCCCCATGGAAACCTCCCGGCGTCCGGGTATGGGTGGTTTTGAGATGAACCGCGACATGGGCGGCTCTGTAATGATTTTGAGCCTTGGTAAGATGCCTTCGATGCATCATCACCGTGAGGAGCGGGAAGAGGACAGTTCTTTGATCCAGAGTACGGAGAACCAGGTCCGCGCCCGTCATTTCAACAACAACGGCGGAAAGGGGACTTTCTAATGCCTATGAAAGATGGAATGCCTATTCCGTATGAAGACAGCGGGGTGGCTGTTACGGAATACAAAGATAAAAAAACCGCAGAAACGGTTGCCAGAGAAACCGGAGGTTTCGCCATTGAAGAAAAGGACTCCAAAACAGGACTTCCGATTTATACGGTTGAGTATGAGTCAGCATCAAAAGGACCTAGTGGGGATGATGATGGATATACCGACCGAGGATCTTCAGCCGCGTCGGGTAAATTGCCTGAAGTGACCCGAAACATGGGTGGAATGGTTGAGGACGAACTTGGCTACATGGGTGGTGGCGTAAGCTATGGCGAACGTGGCCCAGTCAAGTATTCCAAAGGCGGCGCCGTTAGTGGCAAAAACTTTAAGGGGTCTTTCTAGAATATGGCCGACCCAACGACTTTCGCCTACAATTTATTGCGGGCTATAGAAAGTCGCATAGAGCTAACCCAGGACGCAATCCTGCACGGTTCCCCCAAAGACATGGAATCATACAAGCACCTTGTTGGAGAGCTTCAGGGCTTAGAATTTAGTCAACGGGAGATAAAGGATCTCCTGCAAACCACGGAGGAAGAATGAGTAATACCCTATACGTTCCAGACCACGTAATAGCGGACAAGAAAGATACTGAGAAGAAAGTTCTTGCGTCTGCCTACGTTACCAAAGATGAGAAAGTGCTCGACCCGTCTCTTGTCAGCAAGAATTTAAAGGAGAGACTACCGCAGCCCACAGGATGGCGTCTTTTGGTTATGCCTTACTTGGGTAAAGCTACGACTGAAGGGGGTGTTCATATTCCCGACTCAGTTCGTGACAGGGAAGCATTGGCGACGGTTGTTGCTTATGTTTTAAGGGTGGGCCCTTTGGCCTACCAAGACTCTGCAAAGTTCGGTGACGAAACAGACCGCAGATGGTGTCAAGAAGGTGATTGGGTGTGTATTGGCCGTTATGCCGGCGCCCGATTTAAGATTGAGGGCGGCGAAGTCCGCGTCATCAACGATGATGAGGTCATAGCGACGATCCTTGAGCCTGACGACATTAAACACATATAGAAAGAACCCATGGAGAACGACCATGCCTGAAGAATCCAAAATTGACGTTGGTGACAGCGACGAAGACCACACCGAGGTGGATATATCCCCTCAAGAAGAGAAGTCTCCACCTAATGCGGGTTTAGCTGCCGCATCAGATGTTGTGGAGTCTGACGATCCTACCGAGGAACTCGAAGAATACAGCACGGGTGTCCAAGGGCGGATCAGCCAGCTAACCAAACGATTTCGAGAAGAAGAACGACAGAAGCAGACGGCTATAGAGTTTGCGGAAAATGTGAGGCAAGAAAATTCCGCCTTAAAGAAGCGGATGGAAGACCTCGATGAGGGTTATCTAAAACAGTTTGATGGCCGCATCACGAGCGAACTTGAGTCTGCCAAACGTGTTCTTCGTGACGCTCACGAGACAGGTGACGTTGATAAACTGGTAGAAGCCCAAGAAACTTTAGCAAACCTGACTGTACAGAAATCGACGGCAAACGTTGCCCGGAGCAAGCAGGCCCGCAAAGCAGTTGAGCCACAAGTACAGCCACAAGCGCAAGTACAGCCCGCACCCCAACCCCAAGCAACACCAGACCCGAAGGCCGAATCTTGGGCTTCGGATAATAAATGGTTTGGGACTGACGAGGTTATGACGTATGGTGCTTTTGGTATTCATCGCCGCTTAGTTGAAGATGAGGGGTTTGACCCATCATCAGATGAGTATTACACTGAATTAAATTCTAGACTTAGGACCGAGTTTCCACATAAACTAGATTCCAAGTCTAAAACGAACGGGGGAAGAAAAGTTGCGTCGGCTGAATCTTCCGCATCCCGCAAAAAGAGTGGACGGAAAACTGTGCGGCTAACCCCGTCTCAGGTTGCCATTGCTAAAAAGTTAAATGTGCCGCTTGAAGAATATGCTAAATATGTGAGGGACTAGCCATGACTACAGAGAACACATCTCGCGAAAAGTCTACGAGAACGCCTAGAGCCAACCAAACTCGTGCAGGGCAAGCACGCAGAGAACCTTGGAAGCCACCGTCCATGTTGGACGCACCACCCCCTCCAGAGGGTTACAAGCATCGATGGATTAGAACTGAAGTAATGGGTTTTGATGACCGCAAAAACGTAGCAGCACGCTCCCGCGAAGGTTGGGAACTGGTACGTGGTGATGAATATCCTGACTTTGAGGTTCCTACTGTCGAGGATGGTAAGCACGCTGGTGTCATAGGTGTAGGTGGATTACTGCTTGCAAGAGTTCCGGTTGAAATTGTTGAGGAGCGTGATGCGTACTTCCGCAACATGACACTCAACCAAATGGCGGCTGTTGATAACGACCTAGCTCGTGAACAACATCCAGCAATGCCTATTAACAAACCAGATAGGCAGTCTCGTGTAACTTTTGGAGGTCCTCAAAACGAGGACTAGGAGATAGGAAATGGCTAACAGTAATGGAAGCTTTGGCCTACGTCCGATTAGTAAATTGGGCGGAGGTTCAAATTCCACTGGTCTTACCGGATATACTCCGTATGAAATCGCTTCAGATAACACTGGCAAACTCTACCACGGACAGATTGTAGTACCCCTCGCTTCTGGGTATATCGACCATACATCTAATGCCGCTGGTGGGACTGTTAGTGCTCTGGGCGTATTTCAAGGATGTGAGTATGTCTCTAGCACCACTGGGAAAACGGTCTGGAGCAACTACTGGCCTGGTTCTGGGGCGGATAGTAACCACCCCGTTAAGGCCTTTATCAATGACGATCCTAATCAGTTGTATGTAGTTGCGACTGATGCGACGTGGACAAGCAAAGCAACGGCACGCGCAAGTGTGTTTTTGAATGCTAGTACTTCCACGGGCATTACGGGCACCGATGCTACAGGTGTTTCACTGGGACGTTTGGCTATTAGTTCTCTGGCAACAACCAATAGCTTGACGTTACGGGTTATGGGTTGGACTGAAGATCCTGAGAATCAGGATTTTGCAGCCGCTGGAATTGGCGCAATTGTCCGGTTGAACAACAGCTTTAATGCACCTACGGGTTCCATTTCTGCTGGTTCTGTTTCAACCACTGGCGTGTAGGAGGATTGAAAAATGGCTATTAGTAGAGCCCAACTAGCTAAAGAGCTGGAACCCGGACTTAACGCTCTTTTCGGCCTTGAGTACGCTCGGTACGACGATGAATCTTCGGAGATTTATGATACTGAATCTTCGGAACGCGCTTTTGAAGAAGAAGTTATGCTTTCCGGTTTCGGGTCTGCGCCCGTTAAACAGGAAGGTTCCGCGATCACCTTTGACGATGCTCAAGAAGCGTATACCGCTCGGTACACGCACGAGACCATCGCTTTGGCCTTCTCGATCACGGAAGAGGCCATCGAGGATAATCTCTATGACCGCTTGGCTTCTCGCTATACAAAAGCCTTGGCGCGGAGTATGGCCAACACCAAACAGGTGAAGGGTGCGGCTACGTTGAACAATGCGTTTGACAGCACTTTTACTGGCGGTGATGGTAAAGAGCTTTGCGCGACGGATCACCCTTTGGTGAACAACGGTTCGCTTCGTAATGAGCCCAGCACTGATGCTGACTTGAACGAAACCAGCCTTGAGAATGCTCTTATTGACATTGCGGCTTTTGTCGATGAGCGCGGTCTTAAAGTCTCGGTTCGTGGGCAGAAGTTGATTATCCCACCGGCACTTCAATTTGTCGCGGATCGTCTTCTTGAGTCTACACTTCGTCCAGGTACGGCGGACAACGATATTAACTCTATGCGGAACATGGGTATGCTCCCGCAGGGTTATACCGTTAACCACTATCTGACGGATACGGATGCGTTCTTTGTTAAGACGGATGCTCCTCGCGGTTTCGTTCACTTTGAACGTATGCCGATGTCCACGAAGATGGAAGGCGACTTTGATACAGGCAATGTACGGTTCAAAGCCCGTGAGCGTTATAGCTACGGTTACTCTGATCCCCGTTGCGTGTACGGATCCAAAGGCGCGTAAGAAAAAGGGGGAGGGGAGACTCTCCCCCACTTTCTGGGAATTATACAGCCCTAGCGACTGTCCCAGCAGACGCTTACGAAGACTCTAGGGTTAATCTCTCGTAAGGAGAAATCAGATGGCTAACACGACTTTTAATGGCCCCGTACGTTCAGAAAATGGCTTCGAAGACATCAGCATTGCTGCCGTTACGGGCGTGGAAACCACCAACAGCACCTACGGCACCAATGCTACAATCGGGGGCAGTATTTCTAACCCCACCGGCATGATTGCGGCTACGGTCTCTAAGACGCAGATGGCGAATGGCTTTGGTGCTGCGATGGTCAAAAACACTCATTATCTTTCCCCTGCTAATGGCGCTGCAATTACAGCCACGCTACCCGCTCAGGCAAGCTCGACTTCCGGAGATGTTATTATCGTTGAATACCAAGTTATCGCTGCTAATGGTGCAACCCACAAGTTCGGCACTGCCGGTGAGTTTTTCCTGGCAAAATCCGCTGTGTACAAGATGACAGGCGCGACAGGCTCTGCTGTCGGACTTATCAACACAGTTGATGTAGCGGATGGTACTGCCGATGATTTCCTTAACCTTGTTGGTCTTACTAACTCTGGTCCTGGTATCGGAAGCTATGTGGTATTTACCTTTAACGGAACCGTCTGGCGGGCCGAAGCTCGCTGTACTTCTTCTGGTACAGGCGCGGCTGCAAACCTTTCCGTATTCGCTACATCGTAATCTTTTGGGTGGGGGTTTAGTCGCTTCCACCCCTTTAGGAGGAGTTCGACATGGCTGATGCTGTAACTGCCACCACGGTAGAGGATGGGCCTAAGAAAGCCATTATATACTGTACAAATACAAGCGATGGATCGGGTGAGGCCGCTGTTGTTAAGGTGGATGTTTCTGCCCTGTCCTCGTTACAGGATGGAACAGCTTGCACGGGTGTCCGTATCCAGAAGATCACGTTCAGCAACGTTGGCATGAGTGTCAAACTTCTCTGGGATGCATCTACCGATGTTATAGCCGTGGAGCTACCGGCAGATTATTCGGACACTTTGGATTATTCGGACATGAGCGGTCTCCCTAATGTGGCGGCTTCCGGCGGCAACACTGGGGATATTCAGCTTACTACACTTGGTCATAGTAGCGGTGACACGTACTCAGTGGTTTTGCACTGTTTAAAACAGTACTAGGTGAACTGAATGGCAACGTCTGGATCGGTTGATTTTAACCTCGACATGGCTGAGATTACGGAAGAGGCCTTTGAGAGGTGCGGTAGCGAGTTCAGGACGGGATACGATGCCCGGACGGCTCGTCGCTCCTTGAATCTGCTTTTTGCGGAATGGGCTAATCGCGGTCTTAATTTGTGGACGGTTGAGCAAGTTACGCAAACACTTGTACAGTATTCCACATCGTCTTCGGTGGCTACATATCCTATTGGTACGATAACAGCTACGGTGGGCTCTTCAACTAATCTTGTGGTGGGTAGAACTATAACCGGATCAGCCAGCGGCACCACGGCTGAAGTTTTATCCAAGCCCACCTCAACGACTATAACAATAACCGTTCCTTCCGGACCTTTTACTGCTGGGGAGACTATAACAAGCAATGCCAGCGACGAGTCCGGGGTTTCGACCACCATAACGTCCGACCCTAGTCTTTCTGACGCACAAGCTGCGGTAGATGTTCTGGAAGCGGTTGTGCGGAGAAGTGGTTCCGACATAGGTATATCTAGAATTAGTCGTGGGGATTATCTGGACACGCCCGACAAGACAACGCAGGGGCGTCCATCACAGTTCTATGTGGACCGTTTAGTAACCCCGACAATAACGCTATGGCCTTCTCCGGAGAACTCCACAGACCAGCTTATCTACTACAGGGTTCGTCGTATTGAAGACGCTGATGCGGGCGTAAACACCGCAGACATACCTTTTAGGTTTCTGCCGTGCCTTACGGCAGGGTTGTCATACTACCTTTCGATGAAGAAGGCTCCTCAACTGGTCCCAACATTGAAAGCTATATATGAAGAAGAGTTTCAAAGGGCCGCTAGTGAGGATTCCGAAAGAACGGCACTCCGATTGGTCCCCAGTTTCTCCTCTTTGAGTTTGTCCTGATGCCTAGATATGCTTCGGGCAAACACTCATTAGGTTTGTCAGACCGATCTGGCAGGGCTTATCCGCTACGTGTGATGCTTAAAGAATGGAACGGGAGCTTGGTGGGGCCTGATGAATATGAGTCTAAGCAACCACAAATAGAACCTAAGCGAGTTATTGCCGACCCTCAGTCTTTGCGAGATGCACGTCCAGACAGGATAGAACCAGAGGTCGCCGCCTTATTGACCTTGAACCCTTTTCAGTCTTCGACAAGCGGTTCGGCTGTTATCACGGTCACCGAGCCTGGCCACGGGTACTCAACAGGGGACACCGTTCGTTTCAGGACTGTTGAGGCTTTTGACGGGTTTACGGAAGCCGTGTTGGAATCCTCTAGTGGTTACTCCGTAACTGTTCCCACGGATAGCCAGGGTGACCCCGAAACAGATATTTATACGTTCTCGGCATCTAGTGGGACGGCAACGGTTGGCAACATATCAGGTGGCGGTGGAACGGCCTCGGCTGGACCTGTAACTTTACCCGCATTACCTATCGTTGATTTAGGTAATGGGTTTGTGACGTAATAGGGATGAACAATGGCTTATACATATACAACCCTTAAAACCGCGATACAGGATTACGTGCAGAGCACGGAAACGACCTTTGTTAACCAGCTTCCTCGTTTTATTCTGAACGCCGAAGAGCGCATTCTGAAGGAGTGCCAGCTAGATGTGTTTAGGAAATCCTCGCAAGGCACTGCTTCTTCCGGAAACCAGTATCTTTCCAAGCCTAGCGATTTCCTTTCACAGAACTCACTGAGTGTAATAAAGGATTCCGCCAAGGAGTTTCTATTATACAAGCAGGCCACGGCCTTGCAGGATTACACACCCAACCCTGCAACAACCGGAACCCCTTTGTATTACGCCGATTGGGATGAGGCCACTTTCTTACTGGCACCAACCCCTGACACAAATTTTACAATGGAGCTTCACTACTTCTACAGGCCACAATCAATTACATTGTC